AAGCTATGAGCAAACTTGCAGCTGCGACCGCTCTTATCACTATAGTTGGAAGGTTCATTTGGTTGTCTGGGAAGATCTCAAATCCTATGTTTGAGACGCAGAGTGACGACGATGATCCAGAATCTATGGCTGGGAGGAGGCACTTTCGCAGGCAGAGGGATAAGAACGATGAATGGTCTAAGGTAGCTGATAGAGCGAGGAATCGTAATAGGGATCGAGCTTGGCATGATTCATGGAACCGAGCTGATATGTATGATGCGGACGGCAACGAAAAGCATGACTACATTATCAAGCGACAGGGCTTTGAGGTAGTGCCAGATACGAAGATGCCCATTGTTGATAAGCTGCGACGGAATATGGTTGAGATCAAGATTGATCTCCCAGATGGAAAGAAGCAGCAAATTGCGGGTATCGGCGTGATCGGGTCATACATTCTCTGTCCTCGGCATGTGTTTCTCGCCGTGTACGAGAATGGTGTCGGGCTAGTTCCTGACGATTCTGTCGTTTCGGTGTATAATAGGAACGCTCTTCGTGCTAATATGCGAATGAAGGATATCGAACTTCGAGGTTGGCAGGATGATCGCGGATCTCGTAAAGATTTGGTGGTATTCTCCATCAATAATAGGGGATACCCATTCCCTGATATTCGCAACCATTTTGCAACAGATGCAGAGTGTGACCATCGCACCTCCGTCGACGTCTTTTTCTTTAACTTTTCTGAATGCAAAGAAATGCCGGCTAAACAGGTTCTTCAGAAGAACTTTTACAAGCTGAGCAAAGAAGTGCGTGAAGAGATGTACATGAGCGACTATTGGGTTTATGGGCCTACTGAGAAAGGGGAATGCGGAAAGCTGTTGATGAACAAGGTCACTGGGAAGATATGTGGGATGCATGTGGCATTGCTGAAAGCCGCACGCGAGCAAGGAACCGCTGTTAAGGTCATCAGGGAGATGATCGATCAGGTTTGTGATCCAGAATTTGAGTTACAGTTACCAGACACCTGTGAGTTTCCGGAGTTGAGTGAGGATTTGCCGGTCCACATTGGGCATGCTCAGTGTATTGGGAAGGGTCCTTACCCCGGGGAGATAGATCAAGTTTCTCGGTACAAGCGAACAGCCTACTGTTTTGAGGAATGGGGCTGTCGTGGTGAGTATTATCCAGCAATTCTTGGGAAGGAGCATGAGATCAAGCCTGGAAACAGGCCCGAGTTCTTCTCTTATTGCTTCGTAAAACGTTTGTGTGATTACACCGAACCATTTTACGAAGAGGATGTCAGCCGAGTCCAGGACAGCGTGTTTGCTCAGTTCTACATTCGCCAGCCTAAGTGGTGTAGATTGCTAGACATCACTGAGGCCATCAATGGATACGAGAGTGTACAGCCTTTGCCCTTTGGGACATCGGAAGGTCTCTTTTATTCATTGCGCAGGCCTAGTGGAGCCAAAGGTAAACGGTGGCTGTTCGCAGGTGAACCAGGGGCTATCTTCATCCAAGATGCCCAATTGTGTCGTGATGTTGAGGAGAGGAATGAGATGATTTTGCGAGGGAAGGTGCCAGCTTTCGTGTGGGACGTGCACAAGAAGGATGAAATGCGGAGATTGAAGAAAATTGAGGAATTGAATACTCGTTGCATCGTCGCTAGTCCAGTTGACCTGACGATCTTGATGAAAATCTATTTCGGCGCCTTTGTCGGGTTCATGATTGATAATTTTGACGTGCACGAATGTGCAGTCGGGATGAATGTCTATGGACCGGATTGGGATGTTGATATCAAGAGGAGTCTAAAGATTTCAGATGTTGGCTTTGATGGTGACTACACCTCTGAGGAAACTTACTTGCGCGCACAGCTAGCATTTTCTATGGTTGGATCTCCAGGAAAAGGTGAGGGGATTAATGGATGGTATAAGGTCAATGATAAGAATTGGAAGCTTGAGCATGATGTTGCTCGCTATACTCTTATGGCCTCTATCGTCTATGCGACTCTCCGCCTTGGAAAACGTCTGTTCAGGAAAACCGGGGCGAATTGCAGTGGTAATTGGCTGACTATAGTTGTTAATAGTTTGTTGGTCAGTTATCATTTCCGCCTGTGTTGGCTTGAAATGTGCAGGAATCGTGATGCTGAGATCGGACTTGAGCACTTTCCAAAACTACTGTACCACAGGAATATGGGCGATGACAATAGAACAAATGTCAGTCACTCCATTCTTGATTGGTTCAATGGGGTAACATTTTCTGAACAGATGCAAGAATTTGGAGTTGCTTTTACTACAGCCTCGAAAGAGACTCCTGTAGCGAGTAAGGACATAATGCAACTTGAATTTCTGAAGTGTACAACGCGGGTTGGTGACGAAGTGCCCGGAGTGACCTACTATCCAGTGATAGAAGAGAACTCGATTCGGAAGAGTTTGTCTTTCTCAAAGATGGACGCTGAGGAAGCAGTAATGCTAGTGACCCTTGGGAATGACAACCTCCGTCGGATTTGGTGCTCAGGTAGTGAAAGGTTTGCTTTGTGGCGTGATCGTATCCATAAGGTTTGGAAAGCGAAGGGCATAGAGGAGACTCCGCTGACGTTCCGCCACTTGTTGTATCAGTACAAGAGTGGTGAGATGTCGGCTTTGGAAACAGTTAGATATGCATGGATCCCCCAGATGATCAAGGAGGAAGATGTGGCTACGAATATTGGGGTTGCTGTCTTATCTTCGGAAGAGACTAAAACTCCTGCTGCACCAGTGATCATTAGGAGAGGAATTGACCACCTATCGACACCTCTTAAACGGTTCTTTAAACTTAATCGTTATGTTGAAGGAGGTTCTACTGCAACAGCTTTCCCAACTTGTGCCCCCCTCGCTCAAAGGAGGTACTTTACGGAGAATCCTGGCGTTTTGGGTTACTTTGCTGGAATGTATAGGATGTATATGGGTAATATGCGGTATAAGGTTGGCTACTCTGACATTGATTATGGGGAGAATCAGCAAGTCGTGTTGTCAGCAGCTTATTCTATTGATAAAGTGCTAGTGAATCCGGTGTTTGACACCACTCCTGGTACTATAAACAATACATACCCTACCGCATATGATACTAACATCATTCAGGTCCAGCAACCCTGTTTGACACGCTTTCAGTTTCTCAAGATTCCGCTTTTCCAGAGTGAGGAGAATCAAGAGGAGTGCTCATCTGGTACCATTGGTTTCAATTCTCTCTACTATAACACAAATTCTTTTGTTTCGATTGGTGATGGGTTTCGTTTCTTCGGTTTGTGTCGTGTGCCTACGGTTAACATCTCGTACAATAATTATCCACATTTTGGAGGGACTCCCGTTGATATTGGTGAGTTCATCCAAATGAGTACCGGTGATAACCCTTACATCATAGATTGGAGTCAGGATTTGCTAGGATCTCTTACGATCTCAGC